CTATCAGTGCATGTCCTTGATATTACACGGAACGCCCAAGATTGATAGATGTGATAGGTGATAGGGGTGAAACTTTTGTGCGCAGCATATGAGCATATGGGGCTTTATGAAATATATTTTCTTTCAAAAAGATTTAGAACTTAGTTGAAGTCTATCAAGTATATCAATTAAAGGATAACTTATTGAAATTAAAGGAATTCCATTTTTTAACTGATAGACCTTGCCATATTATCCCTTCTTGACGTCTTGGGCTTCAGGATGCTAGTCAGAACTAATCGTCATTCCAGCCTTCGCGCATGCGCGTGATATGCTTGGCGATCAGGACATGTGTCCGGTTTGAAAGAAGGGGTTCGTCGCATGAGTGATAAACCAGAAGAAACAGCAGCGTTCGACGACACTGATCCCCGGTTCACTGGCATCAGCAAAGACCTTTCCCGAATGAAGGACAAGACCCTTGAAGCCGATCCAACGTTGTGGCGTGAAACCCGCAAGCGTCATCGGCGCAAGAAGTTTGATGACAATCTGAAATCCGTGTTTCTGGTTTCGCTTCTGTCCAGCGGCAAAATCAATTTGGCTGCGAAGGATGCGAAGATCGCTTTGTCCACCATCGGTGTGCACCGTGAAGCGGATAAAGATTTCAATGACGTGGTCGAAGAAACGATTGCACAACATGCCAAGGACATCATCCAGAAGATCGAACTGCGTGCCATGGAAGGCTATGACAACCCGGTCTTCAACAAGGACGGTGATGAAGTCGGAACCAAGACCACAATGGAAACAGCGCTGGCTGTGAAGATGCTGGCACGACATGATCCCGAATACCGCGACAAGTCGGCACTGGACATCACGTCTGGTGGTGGTGTGATCCTGTCACCCCCAACTGTCACGCTGGAAGAATGGTCTGTGATCGCTGCGAAGTCACGTCAACGAATGCTTGATCATCAGGCTGAACAGGAAGCTGAAGATGCGCAAGGGTGATGACCTACTTGTTCACAATCTAGCGAAGCGCAAGAAGGCCAAACTGATCATCCCTGATGATCCGGTCTGGGTGCCGCAACTTGGTTCACAGGAAGATTTCCTGATGTGCCCGATCCCTGAAGTTCTGTTCGAAGGGACACGTGGACCCGGCAAGACCGATGCGCTGCTGATGGACTTCGAAAAGGATTGCTGTGTCGGGCATGGTGCCGCATGGAAAGGCATCCTGTTTCGTCAGACCTATAAGCAGCTGACCGACGTCATCACCAAATCATCCAAGTGGTTTTCCCAAACTGGGAAGAACCCCCGATTCAATCATTCCGAACATTATTGGAAATGGCCAACAGGTGAAGTGCTGCTGTTCAGGCAGTTCAAGCGTGTGTCGGACTATGACAATTATCACGGGCACGAATATCCGTGGATCGGCGGGGAAGAACTTTGCAACTGGTCGAATGATGAAGGCTACAAGAAGATGTTTTCTACCAATCGGACATCCGTCAAGGGTGTGCCGAAACGGATCAGATCGACGACCAATCCCTATGGTCCCGGACACAACTGGGTGAAGCACCGCTTCAGGTTGCCCGGTTCCCGATATCAGGTGATCACGGACAGCTATGACGACGACGGCAAACTTGAACCGGCAAGGGTGGCGATCCATGGTTATCTGGCAGAAAACCTGATCCTTCTTGATGCTGACCCTGACTACATCACGAACATTCGTGCATCGGCTTCATCTGATGCAGAACTGAAGGCATGGCTTCATGGATCATGGGACATCGTTGCAGGCGGCATGTTCGATGACGTCTGGTCACCAACCCACAACCTTTGTGCACCGTTCGACATCCCACCGACATGGCGCATTGATAGATCATTCGATTGGGGATCATCGGCACCATTCAGTGTTGGTTGGTGGGCTGCTTCTGATGGATCAGATGTTCGCCTTCGTGATGGCACGATCAGATCGACTGTCCGGGGTGACCTGTTCAGGATCGCTGAATGGTATGGCTGGAATGGGAAGCCCAACAAAGGGCTGAAGCTTGGCGCTGATATGATCACCAAGGGGATCATCGAACGTGAAATCCTGTGGGGTTTCCGCAATGGGAACATCAGCCGGGTCAAGGCCGGGGTTGCTGACAGCGCCATCTTCGCTGTGGAAGACAACCATTCAATCGCCGCGTCGATGTATAAGATGGTTCGGATCAAGGGTCAGAAGTTCAAAGGTCTGCAGTGGATGCGTGCTGACAAATCACCGGGGTCCAGAAAAACTGGCTGGCAGGTCATGCGCGAATGGTTCAGCAATGCACATCCGAATGACGATGGCACACCAAGGGAACATGCAGGTCTGTTTGTGTTTGACACATGCACCCAGTTCATGCGAACGATCCCAGTGTTGCCCCGTGATGATAAAGACATGGACGATGTTGACACCGATGCTGAAGACCACATCGCTGATGAAGTTCGCTACAAGGTCCGGTCAGTCGGCAAACACGGCAAGATCGGACGAACGACAGGCGATTATTGATCCATCATTCTATATCAGATCGACGTTCTGAAGCAGAATGATAGATCAGAACATGACACTTGCGCTTTCACCCCTGTTTGGGCTATTAGTGCGATCAACCGTTTTAGGGATCAGACATGCCACAGACAAAATCATCCGATCTTGCATCCAAACATCCACAGTGGGACCGGCAGAACAAACGCTGGATGCTGATGGATGTTGCCTATGAAGGTGAAGACGTCGTCAAGGCAGCTGAAACCACATATCTTCCTGCCACGTCTGGCATGGAAAACGATGACATGGGAACCGGCAAACCCGGCAAGAAGCGCTATGACGCCTATTTGCAGCGTGCAGTTTTCCCTGATCTTGTATCTGATGCAGTCAGCGCCATGGTTGGTGTCATGCACCGCAAGCCGCCTGTGTTCGAAGTTCCCAAAGCACTGGAACCAATGCTGGAAGAATTCAGCAACGAAGGTGAAACAGCCGAATTGTTCCTTCGTCGCATCAATGAAGGACAGCTGGTCAGTGGTCGTCTTGGTCTTCTGCTGGACATGCCTGAAACCCCTGACCCTTCCAAGCCACAGCTTTATGTCGCCATGTATGGTGCCCTTGCGGTGATCAACTGGGACAAAGGTCGTCGGGACAAGGATGGCATCTTTGAAACCCAGCTGGTGGTCCTTGATGAAAGCGAACAGATTAGAACCGACAGCTTTTCTTGGGAAGAAAACGAAAGTTATCGGGTGCTGTCGATCAATGAAACAGTCGATACTGAAGACAAAGAAAAGAAGGGTCCAAAAGCCTATCACGTCGGGGTGTTCACAGAAGGTGGCAATGGCACCGGGTTTGTGCAATCAGATATGATCGCACCGACGCTTCGTGGTCAGACGCTGGAACAAATCCCATTCGTATTCGTGAATTCGAAAGACAACTTGCCAGACACAGACAAACCCCCATTGCTTGGACTGGCTGATCTTGCCATGACCATCTATCGTGGTGAAGCTGACTATCGCCACGCCTTGTTCATGCAGGGTCAAGACACCTTGGTCAGAATTGGATGGATGGACCCCGGTGATGATGAAGAAGATGGAAACCGTGCAGGCGCTGGTGCGGTGATCGACGTCCAACAGGGTGGTGATGCGAAATATATCGGCACCAATTCCCAAGGCATTCCCGAAATGCGAATGGCGTTGGAAAACGACAAGAAGGCCGGTGCCAACAAAGCCGGTCAGATGCTGGACACCACATCACGTGCTAAGGAAAGTGGCGATGCGCTGAAGGTTCGGATAGCTGCACAAACAGCGACCTTGGTCAGTGTTGCGCTATCTGGTGCAGCTGCAATGGAACGCATCCTGAAGATCGCTGCTGAATGGCAAGGATTGAATGCTGATGAAGTGTCGGTCGTGCCAAATCTTGACTTCGCTGATGATGAATTGATTGGCAAAGCCGTCGTCGACTGGATGACTGCCAAGACCCTTGGCGCACCGATCAGCAACAAGACAATCCATGCACTGATGAAAAAGCACGAAATCACTGAACTGGATTATGAAGCCGAACTTGAAGAAATTGAAGATGAAGTTCCATTGGTCGTTGGCACTGATGCTGGCCTGAACGAAGATGGACAAACTGAAGAAGAAGCCGCTGCTGCTGCATCTGAAGCAGAAGCCGCTGCTGCAGCCGCTGCAGATGAAACCTGATGACCGCCAATGATCAATTCCTTGATGCGATGATCCGACATCAAATCTTCCTGATGCGTTTGTCAGGCGGATTGCAGAAGCGCATCATCAAACTTCTGAACGCGACCGAACGTGACATGGCTGACGAAATCCGTCGTCGTCTTGCACAAGGATCGGGTCAAGGTCTAACCCCTGCCAATGTCAATCGCATGAACCGGCTGATCAAGGTGATCACCGCGATGCGTGTCGATGTGTGGAAGGTTGCCGAAAAGGAATGGATGGACGAACTGCTGGCGCTGGCGAAAGCTGAACCAGAATTCATTGCCGGGATGACCAAGACGGTTGCCCCGGTGACCTTGGTCACTGAACTGCCCCAACCACAATTGCTTCGATCCATC